CAATAACCCGACTTTGACTAGGCACCTAAGCAATGCTGTTATCAAGACTGACCGAATTGGCCCAAGAATTGTAAAAGAGCACCGAGGCTCACCACGCAAAATTGACGCAGCTGTGGCAGCGGTCATAGCCTTTGATAGGGCAACAGTTGGTAGAGTAGAGGCTGAGGAACTTACTCCGCAATTCTTTATTTAGGTTGGTAATGACAGCGACAATTCTCCAGGCAGTTGGTATCCTTACTATCTCACTAGGTGCCGGTCTAATTTACCCACCAGCAGGAGTTGTCCTGTTTGGTGCAGGTCTCCTTGTATTTGGCATAGCTATTGAGCGAGGTAAGTAATGTTAGGAAATCTTTTTGAGCAGAGAGCTGTTAGCTTTCAAACTGTTTGGGGTGCTGGTGAGCCTTGGGGCTTACAGTCCGAGTCAGGCGTAAATGTCACCACAAAAAAATCTTTTGAGATTGTTGCCTTCTTCTCTGCTGTCAGCCTTATCTCTGACACAATTTCAACTTTGCCATGTGGGGCTTACCTAAGGATTGGTGCTACACGCCGACCTCTAAACCCCCGACCTGTTTGGTTGGACCAGCCAGATGTAGACCTAAGCACGAGAGCATCGTTCTTTCAGCAGGTCTTCTCTAGCCTTTTGGTGCATGGCAATTCTTACACCCGTGTTTTCAGGGACGCACAAGGTCAGGTTGTAAACCTAGTAAACCTTGACCCTGAAAAAGTAGAGGTCGAGCGTTCGAAGATTGGTCGCAAGGTCTACAAGATTGACGGCGAAGGTCGCATCCTTACCAACGATGAAGTAATTCACATTGTTGACCTAATTTTGCCTGGGCAACTTATGGGACTAAGCCGTGTTGAAACACTTAAACAAGCACTAGGTCTAAACATTGCACTTAGCGATTACGCTGCAAGATTCTTTGGTACTGGTGCAAGCGCAGCTGGCGTGATTGAGTTTCCTGGGAACCTTACGAGCGAGCAAGCCAAACAGTTGGCAGACGGCTTTGACGCTCGACACCGCAACGGCACACGCAGGGCGCACAAGACTGGTGTTTTGTCTGGTGGAGCTAAGTTTGTTGCAACTCAAACTGACCCAGAGGCAAGCCAAGCTCTAGAGTCACGCAAGTTTGCTGTTGAGGAAATTGCCAGAGCTTTCAATGTGCCACTGCACCTACTAGGCGTACCGGGCACAGCAAGCTATGCGTCTGTCGAGCAGAACAACCTACAGTTTATTTCCATGACCCTTAGACCTCTAGCCGAGAAGGTCGAGGCAGCGTTCTCGCGCTTACTACCTGGCGATGCCTTTATCAAGTTTCAGTTCAATGACCTACTAAGAGCAGACCTAGCCTCAAGAGTGCAGTCTTACTCAGTTGGCACCCAGGCTGGCTTCTATTCAACTAACGACATTCGCAGACTTGAGGACATGGAGCCAGTGGAGCAGGGCGACCAGTACCGAGTGCCGCTTGCCAACATTGCTTTGGCAGACACCGAGGTCATCACACTTGAGAAGCGTGTCAAGATGGTGCAGCAGTTAGTCATCTCAGGCTTTACCCCAAGCGAGGCACTTGCTGCTGTTGGCCTAGCTGACATCAGCCACACCGGATTGCCAAGCACACAGCTACAGCCAATTGCACAGATTGACCCTAACAACCCTGAAAGCGTTTACGGAGCGTAATGATAAACCCAGGCACTTACAACATTGTTTGCCCACAGGGTGCAACCTTTGACCGCACCTTTACTATAAATGTCAACAACGCACCGCTAAACCTGACCAGCTACACAGCTGCAATGCAGGTTAGGGAATCTTTTGACGCAACAAGCCCACTAATTAGTTTGACCAACGGCTCAGGTATAACGCTTGGTGGAACCGCTGGCACTATAGGCGTCGTTATCTCTAGCACCGCATCATCTGCTGTTGACGCCGGTGCTTATTCTTATGACTTAGAAATTAGCTCAGGTGGAGTGGTGACTAGATTGCTTGAGGGCTCATTTGTAGTGACAGGCAATGTCACAAGATGACCCAAACAGTTGTTTCAGTAGTTGAGTCGGTCACAAAAGTCACTGTTGCCGAGCAGGATGTCACTGTATCTGTCACAGAGCAACCTGTTGTAATTACTGCTGCCACAACTGGACTGCAAGGTATCCAAGGTGTGCCAGGACCAGCCAACACTCTAACTGTTGGCACAGTCACTAAAGCCCCAGATGACACCGCTGTTGTCACGATTACTGGCACATCGCCAGCTCAAACCATTAACTTTACCTTGCCAAGAGGGTTGCAAGGCATACAAGGAATCCAAGGCATAAAGGGAGATACCGGAAACACAGGTGCTCAAGGTGCAAAAGGCGACAAAGGCGACACAGGCGATACCGGACCTCAGGGTGCCACTGGCTCGACAGGAGCAACTGGGCCTAAAGGTGATAAGGGTGATACCGGCGAGATTGGTCCTACTGGCTCGACTGGTTCGACTGGTGCAACTGGTGCTACTGGTGCTCAAGGCCCGACAGGTCCACAAGGCCCAACAGGACCGCAGGGAATCCAAGGTGTAAAAGGTGACACAGGTGAAACTGGCCCACAGGGAGAACAAGGTGTACCAGGTCAGTCATCGAGCTTTGTCAATTACAAGATAAAAACCACAATTACCTCTGGTGACCCTGGCTCAACCCACATTATTTACAACAACGCTACTCAGACAAGTGCAACACAGATAAACCTCAGCCATCTTGATAAAGACGGCGATGATGTCAACTTACTTTTGCACCTTCTCAATCAGGGCGATTATCTAATCATTCAAGATGCTAGTGATTCAGCAAACTTCCAAAAATGGCTTTTGACTAGCAACCACACAAGCTTTTCTACTTATGACACCTTTGCAGTTTCCCTTGATTCATCAGGTGGAACTGGCACAACAAACTTTGCCAATAACCATGAGGTCATTCTTGTAATGGTAAGAGTTGGAGCTGTTGGCCCAACTGGACCTACAGGCCCAACAGGACCAACTGGACCTACTGGTGCAACAGGCGCACAAGGTATTCAAGGTATCCAGGGTGCAACAGGAGCTACTGGTGCTACAGGCCCACAAGGTCCAGTCGGTGAAACTGGTGCTACAGGTGCTACAGGAGCAAAAGGCGATACTGGTAATACAGGAGCCACAGGTGTAATTGCTGCAACCGCACCATTGGCTTATGACTCTGGCACTCAAACAGTTTCTCTATCACAAACAACTATCACAATAAACGGAACCGCTGTCGCACTCGGTGGGACCATAACAGTAAATGCGAGGCTTGCCTAATGCCCTATTTCATCTCACAAAACACAGATTGCCCTGACTGGGCAGTAGTAAAAGAGGATGGCTCAGTCGTAGCTTGCCAAGACTCAAAGCAGTCAGCAATAGACCAGATGGTTGCACTATCCCTAGCCGAGGAACTTGAGCCAGGTGGCGAGCTAAGGGCACAGCCGGATGAGCTTGCTGTTGGCGACTTCGTTAGGTGGGGTTCAGGCGACAATGTTGCCCAAGGGCGCATCACAAGGATTGTTAGGGATGGCGAGATAAATGTCCCAGACTCCAGCTTTACAATTACCGGTACCTCAGATGACCCAGCTGCACTTATCAGGATTTACCGCCAGACCGAAGACCAGTGGAATCCAACCGATGTTTTGGTAGGCCACAAGTTTTCTACCCTTAGCAAAATTGCAGAACTAAAGTCAGTAAGAGAATTGCCAGACAACTATAGACCAGCCCTAGCCGAGGATGTCCCACAAGGCAGAGCTTGTGGCAACTGCTATTTCTTCAATGAGGAAAGAGTTAACGAGGCTGGCGATAAAGCTTGGTGTGAGCGTTGGGATGATTTTGTAGATGGTGGCTATTACTGCAACGCTTGGGAGCCAGATGACAGCGATGATGACGATGATGATGAAATGGGTGAGGTTCGGGCTGTAAACCAAGAGGCCCCTGCATACATGAGAGCAGCCGCTCGCCGTGGACTTGAGTATTACGAGCAGGGCCTAGCTGGCGATGGTGTCACACCAGGCACTATCCGTGAAGCTAGGGCAATGGCACAAGGCACAGTCAGCGATGACAAGTGGATAAGAATCGCCGCTTGGATTGCTCGACACCTTGTAGACCTAGATAGCCCAGATGCAAACCCAGAGTCGGACAATTACCCATCAGCCGGTGTAGTCGCTCATTTGCTTTGGGGTTCAGGCCCATCTAAGAGAGCCGCACAGCGCACCAAAGACTACGCTGATTCCGTTGTTGCTAGGATTAGAGCAGAGGAAACTACCAGAATGACTAATAAAAACAAGTGGCTAGATGTGGCAAGAGCCATTGCCCTAAAGATTGACGGCCCACAGCCAGAATCAAAAGAGCCAGAAGTAAGAGTCAACACCACCAGCTTTGAAGTAAGAGCTGAGGGCGATGGCATGAGCTTTACTGGCTATGCCTCTGTTTTCAATAGCCCCTCTGAGGACCTTGGTGGCTTTATTGAGTATGTTGCACCTGGTGCTTTCAAGCGTTCGCTACAATCTCGCAACGAGGTCAAACTTCTTTGGAACCATGACGCTGGTGAGCCTCTTGCCTCTCTACGGGGTGGCACAATGCAACTTGTTGAGGATGAAATTGGCCTAAAGGTCACAGCTCAGCTTCCAAACACCACACGAGGTCGGGATGTTGCAGAGCTTTTGAGGACTAAAGTTATAGACTCAATGAGCTTTGGTTTCAATGTAATCAAAGATTCATGGTCAAGAGATGGGCAGACAAGAACTTTGGAATCAGTAAGACTTTTTGAAGCAAGTATCGTTTCGTTTCCGGCATACAGTTCTACAACTGCAACAGTTAGGTCAGCAGCCCTTTCTATAAATGCCGATGACCTTGCCGAGGCTTTGCTAAAACTAGAGTCTGGCGAAGAGCTGGATGAGGCAAGCGCAGAGCTAATTACTGAGGTAGTAAACAAGCTAAAGGCCAACCCAGGGGTGGAGGAAGTTATTGACAACGGCCTAGACTTGCTGGACCTAAAGAAAAAGCAATTTGACCTATTACTAAAAAGGATATAAACATGGCAACCAAAGATGAAATCAAAGCAGCCCTACTAAAGACAGCCGGCAACCCATCAACAGGCATTATCAAAGACCTAGCTGATGACTTTGCCCAAGCAGTGTGGGAGCTAGACAACAAAAACTCCGTCAACCCAGCCAAAGAGGTTAGGATTGTTGACAGTAAAGAAACTCGCTAACTCGTTTCTTTCGCCCCAGCTCGGTTCCCCTTCCTGAGCTGGGGTTTTCTTTTGCCTATAAACTTGTAGCTATCAGTTGAGTGTCAGCACCGCTGTATCTGTTGAGTGTTAGCACCGCAGAAACCCCTTCATTCAAACAAATTACAGGAGAATCATGTCTGACTTTATCAAGTCACAAATGGATGCTCGCAACAACCTCATCGCACAGGCAAGAGAAGTTCTTGACATTGCTGAGGCTGAAAAGCGTGGACTATCCGCAGAAGAAAACCAGAAGATTGCTCGTATCGAGGCTGACATTGACCAGGCCGACACAGCTATCTCAACCGCTCGCTCAATCTCTGAGCGCGAGGCTCGTGCAGCTGAGGCAGCCGCTTCATTCGCACCACAGGCAGCAGCAGCTAACACTGACGCTGACATCCTTCGCTCAATTGCACAGGGTGAAATTAGAGGACACGAGTTCACTCGTGAACTACGCACCCTTGTACCAAGCTCGAACACTGTTGGTCAGTCTTTCTACGACCAGGTCTTCGAAATTGCTCAGCTTGTAGGACCGATGCTGACTACCTCTGAGGTATTCAACACAACCTCTGGTGAGAACCTAGTAATTCCGACTGTGACAGCTACTTCGACCTCTGGTTCAGTAGCAGCAGCAGGAACCATCTCAGAGTCAAATCCAACATTCTCATCCATCACTCTTGGTGCTGAGAAATACGGAGCGTTGGTTCAGGTCGCTCAGGAACTTGTTTCTGACGCCGGTTTCAACATCACCACCTACATCGCACAGCAGCTTGGAACTTCACTTGGTCTAAAGGTCAATGACGTTCTAACCACAAAGCTATCAAGCGCTGCTGGTTCAGTTGTTCGCGGAACCGCAACCAACTTTGCTGCTGAATACGAAGACCTCATCACTTTGGTCTACGGAATTGCAGACGGAGCCCGAGTCCTTCCAGGTCTTGGTTTTCAGATGAGCAAGACCGGTATTGCAGCTGCGAGAAAGATGAAGGATGGGGCCGGAAACTACATCTGGACCGATTCAGCAGTCCCAGGACAGCCAGCAACATTGCTCGGATACCCAGTTTTTGAGAATCCAAATGTGGCAGCAGTCGGCACAGCGGCAAAATCGGTACTCTTCGGTCACTTGCCGTCATTTAAGGTTCGCGTTGCGGGCGGAATGCGTGTTGACCAGTCAACCGACTTCGCTTTTAACACAGACACTGTGACATATCGCGGATTGATGCGAGTTGACGGTGGATTGACACACGCCAGCCACATCGGCTTCTACCAGGGTAAGTAATCACCCTCAGTAAATAAGCTGACAAGCCCCAAGCGTGTAGGTTCGCTTGGGGCTTGTCTTTTGATAGGATTGTGGCAACAAAGGGAGAAACCTACATGAGCAAAACAAAAAGAAAACTTAAGGGCACAGTTAGCGTCTTTTCAAACAGCCCTGGACAGCCGACTGGCTATGGTCAGGCAGCAGACGCCTTAGTCAAGCTTCTCAAGCGTGATGGTGCAAATGTTGCCGCCTTGTCTAACTACGGGCATGAGGGCATAAACACTATTTACCACACCGAGTACGGCGAGATACCAATTTACGCTAGAGGCTCAGAGTCGTACTCAAACGATGTCACCCCAGCCCACCACAAGCACTGGAAGGCACTTAACTCTGCACAGCCAGACTTGCTTATTACGCTTTACGATGTCTGGGTTCTAAACTCCAAGGGCTTTGACACCATCCCTATTGCAAGCTGGACGCCAATTGACCATAACCCAGTGCCACCTGCTGTTTTGAAGTGGCTAAAAAAAGATAATGTCACGCCACTTGCTATGAGCAAGTTTGGACTAGAGCAGATAAACAAAGCTGGCATTGAAGGCCATTACATACCCCACAGCATTGACACCAAAGTATTCAAGTACACAGACAAGATTGATGGCTTGGCAGTAGACGAGTACATGGGCTTTGAAGATGGCCGGTTTGTAGTCGGAATGAACGCAGCAAACAAGTCGTCAGGAATCCTTCATCGCAAGGCGTACTCGGAGAACATGATGGCCTTCGCAATGTTTGCTCGCAAGCATCCAGATGCAATGCTTTACATTCACGCAGACCCAAGCTCACCACATGGTTGGAACCTTATGGCACTTGGCCAGTTGCTTGGTATCCCAGTGGATAACATGACCTTCCCGGACCCACTTGCCTACCGCTACGGAATGCCACAGTCCACACTTGCCGGTATCTACTCAAGCTGGGATGTCATGCTTGCTACCAGCTACGGGGAAGGCTTCGGCATTCCAACAGTTGAAGCTCAAGCCTGTGGTGTGCCAGTTATCGTTAGCAAGTTTGCTGCTAGTCCTGAGTTAGTTGGAGATGGTTGGGCAGTATCAGGCCAGCCACTTTACGACCCAGCACAGCACTCATTCTGGAATATCCCATCGGTGCCAGAGATAGTAGAGGCATTAGAGCAGGCCTATGCTAAGGGCAAAAACAAGTCAGCCAAGGCTGTCGAGTTTGCACAAAACTATGACCACGAAAAGGTCTGGCAAGAAAACTGGATGCCGGTGCTAAAGAAACTACTTAAGTGATTCCAGTCCTAGGCTTTGCAACCCTAAAAAGGTTTGACCTAGCCCAGAGGCTACTTGACAGCATTGACTACCCAGTAGAGCATTTGGTTATTGTTGACAACTCAGGCACTAACACCTGGCAGCCTACACAGCCAGAAAAGGTAAAAAATCTTTGGATGATTAGGGTGCCTTTTGGCTTAGGCCTTGTAGGTGCTTGGAACCTAATTGTAAAATCAACGCCTTATGCGCCTTACTGGGTGCTGGTCAATGATGACGCTTGGTTTGGCCAAGGTGCCCTTGACATAATTGCCCAGGATGCAGACCCAGACGGCCTTAGCTTCCCACATATCAACCCAGACTGGTCTTGCATTGTGCTGGGGCAAAAAGTAGTTGAGGAAGTTGGCTTGTATGACGAGAGGCTTTATCCTCTTTACTTTGATGACAATGACTATGAACGCAGGATTAGAAAAGCTGGGTTGCCAGTCAAAAGGATAGAAGCAATAGTCCACCATGACAACAGCTCAACCCTAAAGTCAGGGTACGAGCATAAAAATGCTGTCAGCTACAGAAACAACAATGCCCTGTTTGACGCTAAAGTCCTTGCTGATGATTACAGCGAAGGCAACTGGAGCCTAAAGATAAGGCGTGAAAACTCGTGGGGCTAGTTTACACAGGGGGCACTTTTGACCTTTTTCACGCTGGCCACGCTAGATTTTTGCAACGCTGTGCCGAGCTAGGGCCGGTTGTTGTAGCCCTAAATACCGATGAGTTTATTGAGGCATACAAGGGCAAGCCACCAGTCCTAAGCTACGCAGACCGAGAAGCCGTGCTACTTGCTTGCCGTTATGTTGACAAGGTAGTGCCAAATACAGCCGGGGCAGACAGCAAGCCAACAATTGAGGAAGTCTGGCCAGACATCATTGCTATTGGCACTGACTGGGCTAGGCGTGATTACCACGCACAAATGCAGTTTGACCAAGACTGGCTTGATGAGCGCGAGATAGCCCTAATTTACATTCCCTACACCCAAGGTATAAGCTCAACGGCTATCAAAGAGCGTATGCTTTTCAGGCGATAAGATAGAAGCACTATGGCGATAACAAACGGCTATGCCACACTTTCAGATGTAAAAGCTGCACTACGGATAACCGACAGCATTGACGACACCTTGCTAGAAACAGCAATTGAGTCGGCCTCAAGAATGATTGACGGCTTTACAGCCCGTACATTTTCTAACGCTGGCAGTGCTGTAAGAAACTTTGCTGCAACAGACGCAATCAACCTAATCATCGACGATGCAATTACAGTCACAAAAGTTGAGTCAACAGATGAGATTGGCGACACCTACACTGAGTGGGCAGCAACTGACTACCAGCTTGAGCCAGTAAACGGCAGGGCTGACGGGCTTTACTACCCTTACACAGGTATCCGAGCTGT